TGCCAGTACCCTGCTGCACGGTGAACATGGCCTTGATCCAGTCCAGTGCCGGAGCATCCCCGAGGATGACGCCCTTCTGCAAAACGATCGGTCCAAAATCGCTCTGACCTGGCATCTTCTGGGTAGTTACGTTGTAAGCACCTTGACGGTAAGCAATGATGTCCGTCTGCATCCCGAGCCCGGACACGCTCATGAAACCGATCGGAACCGGCGTCGCCGAACCACCACTGCCGAAGACAGGGTGGTTAATTATGACGTGGAATTTAAAGTTCCTGAGAGGATCCGTGGCGTAATTCGCCAGGCTCGGGCTCTGTGTGACCGTGTTGGTGGCCATCTGCTCCCCCTCCCTGGGGGGTCATGCGACGATCAAGCAGCCAGGGGGCGGGTTACGGCAGGTTGCTGGCAACCTGCGTCGTGGAGTCGAACAGGCCGATCGAGATCACCACGTACTCGGCGGGCGCCGCCAAAGCCACGCCCACGGACACGTTGACCTGGCCGACGGAGGAGGTGGCGGGAGTGTTGTTCGTCGAGTCGCAGACCACCCAGTACGCCGTGGAGGCCTGCGTGGAGGCGAAGTACCCGGCCTGCATCAGCGCGGAGAGCTGCTGATTGACCGTGGAGGAGATCTTGTTCCACAGGATGTAGTTGTTCGGCTCCGCGACGGCGAACTGGAGACCACGCTTGAGCAGGTTCTCCACGTACATCAGCGTCCTGCGGATCGAGATGTACCGCGACGGCATCCCATAATTCAAGGTACGTACACCCATGATGCAGTACCCGTACTGGGGCACCTGCCGGATGATGTTGATCCCGGCGGTGTTGAGGCTGTCGAGGTCCGCGGCCTGGAAGACCGTGTCCACCCCGACCACACCCGCCAGCGCGGTGGAGATGCCCGCCGGGGTCTGGTACGTGCCGGTGGCCGTATCCGTGCTCGCGTACTGCCCCAGCACCGCGCCGCCCGGCGGCAGGGTGCGCACCGCGCCCACCGCGAGCGAGCTGGGGTCGTTGGTCAGCAGCCACGGACCGTACACCGCGGCGTAGGAGGTCTGCGTCCAGGGCGTACCGGATCCGGCGTTGGGGGCGAGGGCCGCGTACGCGGCCACCGTGGCGGCATAGGTGGTGGAGGCCTGCGGCGCGTCCACCACCATGAACACGTTGCCCTGCGCCGCCGCCCACGAGGTCAGGGAGTTGATGGTCGCCGCGGCGCTCACGCCGGGCAGGTTCAGGTTGAAGATGCCCTGCACCACGGCCAGCTGCTGCGCGGCGGTGACCAGGTTGATGTTGCCCGCGGTGCCGTCCGCTCCGGAGGCCAGGGGGGTGTTGGCCTGCACCGCGGGGGTCTGCGCCGTCGTCCACGGGGTCACCGCGGAGACGTAGGCGATGGAGATCACCTGGGAGCCGGTGATCGGGGAGTTGACCAGGGCGACGATGTTGCGCGGGTCGGACGGGTTGAAGGTGACCGCGACGTAACGCTCCACCACGTTGCTGGTGGTGCCCAGCGCCACGCTCAGGTCGAAGAACCCGGAGGTGCCGTTGGCCGTCACGGTCAGGAAGATGTTGTTGCCGAACGCGCCGACCGACTTGGCCGTGATCGTCGCCAGCTGGGCCGGGGTGCCCTGGGTGTCGTTCAGCGTGATGTGGGCGGCCACGGCGTCCGAGGCGACGCCCCGGATCACGTAGCAGCCGTTGCCGCCGTTGGCGAAGTAGGAGTACACGGCGAAGGGCAGCAGGTCCCCGCCGCTGCCGAAGCCGTTGTACAGAGAGGCGAACTGGGACCAGGAGGTCACCAGCGTAGGAGTGCTCGGCCCGAAGCTCGCCGTGCCGCAGAAGACCGCCAGGGCGGCGCCGCTGTCGGCGGTTGCGGTCGGCAGGGCGGTGAGGGACTCCTGGATGTAGACGCCTGGGCGCCCGAGGCTCATAGCAACTCCTTCATATCGACGTGACCGTCAGGTCGACGGAGGTAGCCGGTGCCGGTTCGTCGATCGGTGCCCAGATCAGCTCGGCGGTGGTGCGCACGCGCCAGGTGGCGCGCAGCAGGCGTTTGCCCTGCTCGTCGAGCACGGCGTCGGTTTGCGGGCCGCCGAGCACGTCCAGGCGGCGCACGGTGTTGTCCTGCGGCACGACCAGGTAGCCGTAGCGGGGCGGCAGGTAGTCGAACGAGGTCAACATGGTGGTCAACGCTGTGAGATGCAGCGCTTTACGACACAGCAGGGTGACGGAGTAGTCCACGAACATCGGGATCGGGAACTCGCTCCAGTACGGCGAGCCCGCCATCCCCGGCGCCCCGGGATAGGGCCGGTAGCCCTCGGGCACGTAGGGGATGCGGATGTAGCCGGTATGCGCGCGCGAGGGATCGAAGACCTCGTCGACGCGGTCGATGATGATCAACGGGAAGCTCTGGTCGGCGTACGCGTTCTCCGGCGCCCGAAAACGCACCGTCACCGGCCGCGCGTCGTTGGTGGCGTCCGAGACGCTCAGGCCTTGCAGCTTGGTCTTGACCGCGGCGTCCTCGTTGAGGAAAAGAGGCATCAGCGCCGCCTGGCGGAGGCGTTCGCGCATGCGTACACGGCTGCCTCCTACGATGCGGTATATGCGGATGTCCTGCGCATTACCAGCATCGATGCAAACAACAGCCGAGTGTTAGTGCCATTACGTAAGAGGCGCCTCTGGCCCGGATTTGAACCCTGTCGCGCGGCGCTGCTAGCCTCTGGCCTCGATGCGGATCACACTCCCGCATCGTGGGGGTGCCCACCCGGCCGCACAGATCCACAAAAGCCGGGTGGGCACTTTAATTCAGCGCATCGGGATCCACCGCGTACGCGGCGAACTGCGCGTCGTTGACCAGCTCGTCGGCCTTGGTCTGCACGGCGGTGATCGACACGATCAGGTCCGCGCGCTTGATCTGCCCCAGCGCGGTGATCTGCGTGATCCCGAAGACCTTCTCGTCATAGGTGATGCGGTCCCTGACATACGCGTTGGTGCGCACGTCCTGACGGGTCAGCCCGACGCGGGCGAGCTGGCGGAACCCCGCGGTCACCTGAAGCGTGTCCACGCTGTAAAGACCCTGCGTACCCCCGGCGGTGTCCTGCCCCTGGGTGTGCACCACGTGCAGCACCGGCACCGAGAACGGGCCGTGGAACACCTTGCCCACGCCGGTGGACTCGTCGTAGACGTCATCCTCCACCGACAGCTCGTGGTGGAAGCGCCAGTAGTCCACGATGTCACCTGCGAGGGACTGGTAGCCGCGCAGGCCCTTCTCGATGCTGCGCGTCTCCGCCCCGATACTGAAGCGGCCTCGCTTGAAGTCCAGGCGCCCCACGGCCTACCACCAGCCCCCGGTCGTACCGGGGTCGGGGATCGCGGAGGTGTCGTCGTCGCGGTGGTCGATCTCCGGCAGCAGCCGCTGCGGCAGCGAGTAGTCGTCGTACTCGCGCTCCTTATACAAGGGCACGAATCTTCCGGTGGTACGCGAGACGCGGCGCAAGGTGCCCATCTCGATCCGGTAGAACCCGACGTTGAGCTGCTCGCACAGTTCCTTGTACCGCGCGGAGACCGCGTCGATCATGCTCATCAACTGCGCGAAACGCTGCCCGCGTCCCACATGCGTGCCCTCGACCGTGTTGATGTCGATGTCCGAGCTGGCGTCGGTGGCCATCGCCCACAGGGCGTTGACGGTCGCCAGCAGCGCGAGGGGAAGGAACTCGATCTCCGGCAGCGTGGTCAGCGTCATCGGAGTCTCGACATACCGGATGAACCCGCTCGCGTCGCGGTCGCGTAGAGTCGTACGCCGGTTCGCGCAGTGCATCAGCACGGCCTCGTTCACGAACGTCTCCAGCTCGGTGTCGCTGAAGGCGCCTTGCGCCAGGCCCGCCACGATGAGGGTGGCGTTGTCCGGCAGCGGGTTGTACGCGCCCAGCAGCAGGATCCGGCCGACCTCGCTCAGCAGCGTGTAGTCCCGGTCCGCCACCAGGGGCGTGGACACCCCGCCGAAGACATAGGTGACCTGCGCCTCGATGATCGAGGACTCGCTCAGGTCGAATTCGCCGACCTCGCCCAGGCCGCCGAACGCGTCACGAAACGGCGTGGAAAGGTCCCCCAGTTCCGCGCGTACGCGGTCCACGACCTGCTGGACGGTGACCGGTGGGCTCATGGCTCACCTACGCCACGGTCATCGTCAGCGCGCCGACCGGCAGCTGGAGGCTGGAGTTCTGCGGCGCGGAGCCGGGGGTGTCCAAAGTCCAGAGCATCAGCGGGGTACCGGAGGTGCCGGTGGACACGGTCACCAGCGCGCACATGGTGGCCGCGGGGCCGATCCCGGACGCGCCGGTGAACGGCCCCCACAGCACGGCGGTGGAGTTCGCGATCTGATACACGCTGGCGCCGTTGAGCGCGGCGGCGCCCCAGGAGACCGTCTGCCGCGCGTACCCGGCGGCCGAGACCTCCGGGTAGGTCGCGAGGGAGGAGGCGTTGGACGGGGTCGCGGTGAGCAGCATGAGGTAGGTGGAGCGGGCAATCGCGCCGACGATCAGCGTGGTGTCCATGGTGCCCGAGAGGTAGTCCAGGGCGAGTTGGGCGCCGACCGGCGTGAAGTTCCCGCTCATGTCTCAGTCCTTGTTCTGCGGGTGGACGGCGGCGCGCACGAAGGCGTCCTTCGCCTCAAGCAGCTTGTGCAGGCCGTGGGTGAGCATCGGGCCGTCCAGGCGCGCCGCCATCTCGTGCGCCAGGTCGTGCACGGGCTTGGAGACGGCCGCAAGGTGCTCGGGCAGGTGCCCGAAGGAGAAGTGCTGGAGGACCTCGGCCACCGCCGGGTGGTGTGCCTTCTGGGACGTGGGTTCGCTCACAGCTGGCCTTCCTTCTGCGCGGGCAGGTTCAGGGGCTTGATGGTCAGGTTCAGAGCGCCGCTGTACTGGTCGAGGTGGCCGTTGGACTCCACCAGCAGGCCGCCGGGGTACCGACTTTCCAAGTGCTTGCCGATCAGGTCGATGACGGCCTGAAGCTGGGCGGGCTCGTTCTTCCACGCGATGTGCTGGGCGAGCTGGGCGTCGAGCTGCTGGCGCACCTGCTCGCGGGTGCCCGCGGCGGTCAGGGAGAAGGTCATGTGATCTCCCCGGGCAGGTAGCTCCAGGTGTAGGGGCCTTCGCCCTCGGACATGGAGGTCACCCACAGGTCGGCGTCGTTGCCGTCGATGTGCACCTTGAGGTTCGCGCTGGAACCCCAGTTGCGTACGACCACCGCGGCGCAGGTGTCGCCGACGTTCAGGGTGTTGCCCACATGCGGGCTGGTGCGCGCCTGCGTGACGCGCAGTACGTCATTGGGTCCCAGCCGGTACTGCACCGGCAGGCCCACCTGCGGCCCGGCGGGCTGCGGCGGCACCGGGGAGGGGACGGCGCTCTCGGTCACGAAATGTCCTCGAAGTCTGCGTGGAAGCGGCTAAGCGGCACACCGATGCGCCGCGCGTGCGGGGCGGTGGTCCAGCCGGTCTCGGCCGGTACCTGGCCCTCGTAGGCGTGGATGAGGATGACCACCGGTTCGGAGCTGGTCTGCACACCGGCAACGCCGGGCTCTGCGACCTCGGCCACCGTGAACGCGGAGCCCGCGTCCAGGGCGTGCTCGCCGTCGCCGATCTGCTCGCGGCAGCGCACCCGGTCCCCGACCGCCGGAGCGCTCAGTGCCACACGAACCCCTTGTCATCAAGGTGGTCCGCGAAGTCGCTGGGCAGCTTGTAGGTGCGCCCGGCCTCGAAGTCGTAGCTGGTTCCGGCGCCGTAGGTGACCTTCTCCAGGTCCGTGTTGATGCGCACGGTGCGGTGCGGCTGGCGCACCTCGACCGGTCCGGAGGGCTCGGGCGCGCTGGGCGGGGAGACGTAGTCCACGACCTCGCCCTTGACCTCGGCCTGGGCCTGCTGCGTCATCGTGATCTCCGCGGCGCGCTCCTGCGCGGCCTCGTCGCGCTCCTTGGCGAGGCGGTCGGCCTCACGGCCGGTGAAATCCTGCGGGCGGCGCCTGCTCGGCGGCATGTCGGCTCCTGTGTGTTCTGCGAGTCAGATGAGCGGACAGTGGCGGCGGGGTTCCGTCCCGCCGCCGCATATCCATGCGTACTTTTGGCCCTCTAGCGGGCTAGTTGGTCTGGACCACGACAACCGAGTTGTCGGTGATCAGGCCCATTCCGAGGATCGCGTACCAAGCCAGTGCATGTTCACGTCCGAAGTCCAAAACGCCGCCATCGCGCAATTCCACTGGTAGAGAGATCGCGTGACCGAAGGCGTTGTCCCCAAGGAAGGAAGCCGAGTACACCTGCTGCGAGGCGGTGTTAGTAGCTTGAGATACTTGGGTGGTCTCGATGAAGACTACGTCGTAGAGGCGGCCAATCTCTCCGAGCATAAAGTTCCCCGGGGCCGCATACTTAGTCACTTCGATAAATTCGGGCTGTTCACGCAAATGCCGCGACTGGTGAGGATGCGTGAAACCTACGTACGTTTCCCCTATTCTGGGGACATTTTTGACCGCGAGGGTCTCGACCACGTCGCGGATCGCTGCCGGGGACAGGTAGTACCCGCCGGTCAGCCCGTTCGTGGAGGTGCCCACGGTGCCGAAGTCGTACGGCGACTTGTTGGTGATCGTGCCGGACGGGTTGCTGTACCCGAACAGCAGCGAGGACGCCGTCAGAATCGTTGACTGGGCTAGGCCGTCGAGGTACTGCGCCATGTTGCGTCCGAGCAAACGGGACGCCGAGGCCATAACGTCATCAAACGATGCATTCAGGAGCAATTCGGTCACAGCGACGGCGTATCCGTGCTCGGCAACTGTGATCGAGAACTGCGACGCCGTCAGCGCGTTGGTGCTCATGCGCACACCCTCGACGAGCTGCGAAGCAGCGCCCAGGTTGTTGTAACGCATGAAGTTGATGGTCAAACCGGGCGAAACGCCCAGTTCGGTCTTCTTCACAGCAAACTGCTCGAATCGCAAGATCGGCATTGCCTGGAAGAGGATCTCTTTGGACCAGATTGTCTGGATTGCCTGGCTCAGCTGGCTGTTGGAGCCCGAGTAGTTCGTCGGGCTGCCGCTGAGATTCGGCGTACCGGTAATGGCATTGGCCATGGCCGACTAGCTCCTATCTCGGGCTGCGCGCGCCTAGCCGTAGAGGCCCGTGGTGCGCACGTGGTTGGAGGCTGCCGCGAGTAGTTGCTGCCGATACGCGCTGTACTCGTCCATGGACATCGCGGAGATGTCCTGGGGGCTCAGCGTGCGAGTTGCCGGGTCCGTGTCCAAAGGGCCGATGTTCGGGCGTCCGGTGGGGGACACCCCGCGCAGGTTGGCCTGACGTGCCTGCGCCGCTGCCGCGGTCAGTGCCTCGACGATCGCGGCGGACTTGGCTGTGAGCCGCTCGATCGAGGCGTCGATCTCTTCCCTGCTGTTGCCGGTCACCATGTCGAGCAGCTCCGGGGCGATCTTCTCCCGGTTCGCCTCGACCTGGGCCTGGGTGTACTGCCGCAGTTCGTTGAACGCGCGCTCCTTCTCGAAGATCGCGCGCTCCTCGGCCCGCTGGCGCTCCATCGCTTCCAGCTGCGCCGCCCAGCGCTCGGACTCCGCCTTGACGAAGTCCTTGGCCGACATCTCGGCCTCTTCCCTGGCCTTGCGCGCGGCCTCAGCGTCCTGCTTCGCCTTGGCCACCGCCTCGGCCTCGGCCCGGCGCTCCTCCTCCATCGCGGCGAGCTTCGACTGGAGCGTGCTGAGCGTCTCGGACTGCTCGTTGAGCCGTCCGTAGAGCTTGTCGCGCTCGTCCTGGCGCGCCTTGTTCAGGGCGCTCTCGTCGAAGAGCTTCGCCGGGGGCGGAGGGGTGGGGACCTGGACCGCCGGGATGGTGATGCTCCCGCTGGTGTTGGTCGCCGTCGTCGTGGTGTTGGGCTGGAGGTGAAGCTGGGTCGTGCTGGTGTTCTCGCCGCTCACGTGTCACGTCTCCGAAGCATTATTGGTGTCCGGATTTCGCCGCTGGGCGAGCTTGGTGCCAGCGGAGAGTGCCACGAGTTCGTCTTGAATCTGTTTCGTGTCCTTGCTCAGTCCCCCCACGCCCGGAAGACCGGGCAGGGAAGCCTGTGGGGCGCCGCCAGAGTCCTGCGGCGGGGGCGGCGGGGGTTCCACCCCCTCTGGGGGCAGTCCCGTCATGCTGAGGATAACACTTGATATCTGCGCCTTTAGAAGGTCAATGGCACCTTGTTGCTTCGCCTCTTCCATTTGCTCATCGAAGATCTCCGCGAGCATGTCGGTGGGGAACTCCTCGCCCAGGTAGCGCAGCGCGCCACGCTTGGAGGTCAGTCCCAGCTGGAGCTGAACCATCAGCTCGTTGAGCAGCACCAGGCGGTCGACCGGCAGCGGCGGCGGGAAGTCGCACTCGCTGCGGTAGATCAGCGGATCGGTGGGGTCCAGCTCGTCGGCCTGGCTCGGGTCGGTGCGCAGCCCCTCGGTGTCCGGGTTGTAGACCAGCGTCTCCGGCTCGAACATGAACAGGGTGCGCAGCGCGAGACCGTTGATGCGCGCGAATCCGGCGGAGTACTGGATGATCTTGCGGTGGTAGCGCAACATCATGGGTTGATATTGGATGCTTAACGCGACGCCGCTCGTGTTGCTCACCGGCTGCGCCTGGCCGAGCGCGTTCTCCGGCACCCCGGTCATCTCGTGCATCGAGGACTTGAGGAACTGGAGGTACTCGATCGCCCACTCAAGATCGATGTTGTTCTCAAGGTTGTAGACCTTGGCGTCCTTGGGCAGGCCTCCCCAGACCTTCCTCGGACCTTTTTCTAAATTACTTGCTTTGGCACCGCTGATGATCGTCACGGGCGCCGCGTGATAGTCGATAATCTCGCTTATGTTCGTAGCTTGTTCGTTGAACTCGCGGTTGATCGAGATGATGTCCGAGATGTCGGACAGACCCCACGGGCTGCCGGGCACCTCGATGTTCGTGATCGGCACGACGGGGATCTCACCGAGACCGTTGGGGTGACGGTCGATCAACTCGTCGTTGATGTACTCCTCGACCCAGTCGTCCGTAATTATCTCAGTGTACGTATATACTTGCCTTGTTCCTTCTGTGGAAGTACCCCAGAAGCGGTATTTCAGCTTGAAACGGACAAGTCGGTCAGGATCATGGGGATGATATTCAGGGAATGCGAACGTCGGGTTGATCGCGAGGATGCGCACCCGGCCGGGGTGCAGCATGCCGGAGGAGTCCTTCCACGACTTCTCGTAGGCGACCTTGATGAACACATCCCCGCACACCCCGCCAAGCTCCCCGATCTGCATCAGGAGCTTGTCCTTGACGTTATCGACCTCCCACACGCGCTTGAGCAGCGCGGGCACGATGTGCTCGAAGGCCTTGTCGGTGGCGAAGTGCACACCACGGCTGAATGTGAAGGCAGTGATGAACCGGGAGAAGGCGGCGCAGTAGTTGAAGGTGAGCTGCGTCTCACCGGCCTCGCGCCGGTAACCCCAGTGATGGCCCAGGAACCAAGCCAAATTCGAAGCGTAACGGTTCAGTCGCGGTCCGTGTACCTCAAATTCTTCATCAGCCAGTTCAACTAAACCTAATGGCGAGATGGCGACCGTCAGGTCGGATGCCGCGGCCCGCATAGAGGGGCTGGGGAACGACATAGACACCGCAGGCCCCTCCTCTCGACGACTTGATCTACAACTAGGGTTATCGCGCCCTGCGCGAGAGTGTTAGTGGCCCACCTGGCGGTGCATCTGTTGGATCAGCTCATGACTGCCGGTGTGCAGCAGCGCGTGGAACTCCTCAGAGGCGTGCTTGAGCCGTTCACGCCGTTCGCGCAGCGGATCGCGCCCGCCGTGCTGCGCTGGGGCCTTCTCCTCCGGCGGCTTGGCCGCTTCCTGTGCCTTGATCTGCGCGATGCCGATGCGCGCGTGACCACCGCGCACCGCTTCACGGGACTGCTCAGCGCGCGCATGCGCGGCCAAGGCCTCGTTCTCGGCGCGCTTGCGCGCATCGTCGGTCTCCGCGCGCGCCTGCTTGGCGTGGGCGATGGAGACCTTCTCGTCGGCGAAGTGCGCCTTCTCGACGTTCGCGTGTTGGGCGACCTTCTCGCGATGCGCGGCGACCTGCGCCTGGGCCATCTGATAGGTGGGGTGCTGCCTGCCCCTGTTCGGGTCGGCCGCGATCTTCTCGGCCTCGTGCTGCGCCTCCAGCACGTTCGCCGCCGCCGCCGCCCGCGCTACACCGGCGCGGTTGGCCAGGTGCCGGTGGTGCGAGGCCTCCTCCATGTGCCGCTCCGCCTCGGGGTTCTTGCCAGTCCCCGAGGAGGCAGCCGCCTGCTCCGGATGCGCTTCCAGCGCCTTGCG